TATCTCGTATGGAGCATTACGACAGCAATCCCGGCAAACCTTCTCGGCGAGACGCCGCGGGAGGACGATCAGCGCGTGACGGTGAGCGTGTATGCTCGCGACCAAGGCGCGGCGCGGCTTGGCATTCAAGCGGCCGCCGACGCCGTTGAGGAGGACTACGGCGACATCGTTTTCGGCCCGTGGGATACCTATGAGCCGGTGACTAAGCTCTATCGCTATAGTTTCGACGTCGAGGCGTGGAATGCACGCGCGGCGTGAATCGGGAGAGCGCTCTCCCGCAACCGACCGGGCAGGCGGTCGTCTCTCGCCGCGGCGACGCGGCCTCATCGATGAAGAGGAGACACGTCTGTGAAAACCAAGGGCACGGAACTATTCGTGCGTATCCTGAACACGTCGGGTGGTTACGAGATCATAAAGATCGAATGCCCGACGGCGATCACGGGACTCGGCGGCGCCGCGGCGCAGGTCGATGACACCTGCCTCGACGACGAGGAAATGAGCTACTCGGCGGGCATGCCGAACCCCGGGCAAGTCGCGGTGCCGATCAACTTCGATCCGGCACTCGAATCCCATCGCCTGCTGCGTTCGCTCTACAACTCGCAGGAAACGGTTCTGTGGGCGGTGGGCGACAGCGACGGCAAGGGCATTCGTCCGACGGTTGCCGGCGACGGTACGGTGACGTACCCGAACACGCGCACGTTTCACTCGTTCCTCGGCTACGTCGCCGACGCGCCGCTCGATTTCGCGATCAATGCGAACGTGAAGTCGAACGTTTCGATTCAGCGCAGCGGCGCGGTGACGGACCACTACAAGGCATAACGGCAGCGAGTCAAACCTCGCGGCCGGAGTGGGACAAACATCGTGTTTCCTGCCGTTTCACGATGCCCCTTCGGTCGCGTCTCATCTGACGGCAGGAACCTATGAACGACGAAACGAAATACGAGGACTTGGAAGCGCCGAGCTCGGAAGTTGTCGAGATCACGGTGCGCGGGCGCACGAGCAAGTTCCGGCTCATGGACATTTCGTCCGCGGCATTTCAGGACGCCGCGAACAAAATGAGCGCGCAGGATGCGGCGAAGGCCGCCGAAGCGAAGCGCCTCTTTCAGGCGAAGACAATCGCGATGGGCGCGCAGCGCGTCGATCCTCCGAACGGCAAGTCGGAGAAGATCTCGATCGACGAGGCGGCGAACTTCCCGTCGGCGCTCGCGCTCAAGCTGCAGAAAGAGATCATGAAGTTCAATGGCATCACGGATAGCGAGGAGGAAGTAAAAAACGCCTGAGCGGCGGCGAGCGTATCTGGTGGGCGCTCTCCGTAAGGACGGGCGTCCCGCCGCGGATACTGAAGCGGCGGTATTCAGCACGAGAGGCGCGCGAGTTGTTCGTTTACTTCTCGATGGAGCCTTTCAACGACGTCGCAAACAACTGGCTGCCAGTCGCTCAGCTCACCGCTACTTTCATTAACGCGCACCGGAAGGAAGGGACTCCGACCGTAAATGTACGCGACCTAATCCCAATGCTCGAGGATGAAGAGCCGTTGGATTCCGACGAAGACGAAGAGGATGAGGGAGACAATCTAAGTGGCTGATCTTGCCTCCCTCGTCCTCCGCCTTAGCGCCGACGTCGCGCAACTGCAGAATGATCTCGGTAAGGCGAACGCGATCGCCGAGCGCAGCGCACGCGCGATGCAGAAGTCTTTCGACTCTGTAACCGGCGGCATTACCGACTCGCTCAAAAACATGGCCGGCGCGATCGCCGCCGCCTTCACCTTCGACAAGCTCATCGAGGCCGGCCGCAACGCGATCAACACGGCCGATCAGTTTGAGAAAATGTCGCAGAAAGTCGGCGTCTCCGTCGAGACGCTCTCGGCGTTGAGCGTGCAGGCGAAACTCTCGGACGTCGATATTCAGTCGTTGCAAGGCGGCCTCTCGAAGCTCGCTAAGAATGCGGCGGAGGCGGCCGGCGGAAGCAAGCAACAGGCCGCTGCCTTTCAGGCGATCGGCGTATCCGTCAAGGATGCGGCCGGCAACCTCAAGCCGATGGACACCCTGCTCGCGGAGGTCTCTGCGAAGTTCGCGAGCTACCGCGACAGCGCGGCGAAGACGGCGCTCGCGCAGCAGTATTTCGGCAAGTCTGGCGCAGAGCTCATTCCGCTCCTGAATCAGCTCGGTTCGGAGGGATTCGCGAAAGCGCGCGAGGAGGCGGAGAAGTACGGCGCCGTGATTTCCGGCGACATGGCCAAATCCTCCGAGCGGTTCAATGACAATATTACGAAGCTAAAGATCGAGGCGCAGGGATTCGCGACCGCAGTCACGTCGCAGCTTTCGCCGGGCCTGAACAAGCTCGCCGAGAGCATGATCGCTGCCGGCGAGACGACAGATCGTTACGGCGGCTCCGCGACGATGGTCGCTAACGCGATCAAGGTGCTCGTCGCGGGTCTCGTCACGGTCAAAGAGTTCCTCTCCGCTGTTGCAACGACGACTTTTGCTTTTTATGACGCGGTCAAGACGACGTTCGAAGCGGCCGGCGCTGTTGTTGCCGCGTTTGGACAGGCCGCTTACGAATCGATCAAGGGTGCATTCTCGCTCGATCCCGATGCGATCGCTCGCGCACGCACGAACCTAACCGCGGGTCTCGCGAAGATCGGCGCCGATGTTGCGAAGAGCTTTACCGGCATCAAGGATGCGCTCGGCGGTGGCGTCACGCAGAACATTCAGAACGTCAAGACGACGCTAAACGATCTCTTCGGCACGTTCTCTAATGTCAGCGCAGGTGCCGACACTACTGCTAAGGCGATGGGAAATCTAAACGCGCCCATCGTCGCGAACACGGCTGCAGCCGAAGCGCAGGCGAAGGCGCTCTCTCACGCGCAGGAGGAGGCGGCGAAGTTCCTCGTTTCGATTTCCGGTTTCGGCGGCGACAAGTACACGAAGGCGCTCGCCGATTACAACTCGAAACTGGAGCAGGCGAATCTCATCTTCGAAAAGCTCATCGCTTCCGGCGAAAGCTATGCCAAGGCAGAACAGTTCATCGACGAAGCTACGACGCAGCTAAATCAGGGATTGGAAGATCAAGTTCAGGCGATGCGGAACGCGAACGACGCGACCGCCATCCTTTCGACTAGCTATGCGAGGGCCGAATCCGACATCAACAACCAGATTCGCTTGCTCGGCATGTCCAAGGAAGCGCGCGAGGCAGATGAGATCGCAACGCGCCTAACCATCGCTGCGCTCGGCGATCTGAAAGATTTCATGGGGCCGCTGACGGAGGAACAGCAGAAGCTCATCGATAAGAATAACGAACTCGCAAAATCGTTCGTCGCGCAGAAGACGGCGGTTGACAATTCGCAGGAGGTTGCTCGTCAGTGGGTTTCGATTTGGTCTAACGCAGGAAATCAGATCGGCGACGCCTTCTCGAAGTGGGTCGTCGAGGGCGGCTCGCTGATGAAGTCACTCACGAGCATCGCGAAGCAAGTCGTCGAGCAGATCATCGCGTATTTTATGAAGCTCGCCGTCATCAATCCGATTTTGAACGCGATCTTTGGCGGCTCGATGATGGCAGGCGGCGGCTCGCTGCTGCCTACGATGATGGATGCCGGCGGCGGCATCATGAGCACGTTCTTTAGCGGCGCGAGTTCCAGCGGCGGCGGCTCGATCATGTCGAGCGGCGGCAACCTGATGAGCGCCGGCAATACCATGTGGCAGGGTTTCAAAAACGGGTTTACGAGCTTCTTCGGCCCGTCGCAGACTGCCTATAGCCAAGGCCTCATGGGCACGTATACGAACCCCGGCGCCTTTGGCGGCCCGCTCATGGGCAGCGGCACCTATACGCCCTCCGCGCTCGGCTACGGCGTGGCGGCTGCGGGAGGCATCTACGCTGGCTATAACGAGTTCCAGAACGCAGGCGGCGGCGCGGCAGGCCTGATCGGCGGCGCGGCCTACGGTTACGGCACCTATGCGGCCAGCATCGGCGTAAGCGCGGCGCTCGCGGGCGGTATCAGTGCGGGCCTCGCAGCGATCCCTGTCGTCGGCTGGATCGCACTCGCTGCCATGCTGATTGACAAGTTCAGCGGCGGAAAGCTCTTCGGCACGAAGGGCAAATTCAATTTCGGCGAGCAGGCGATCACGATCGGCGCGGGAGGCGCGACCGTAAGCGCTGGCTACGATCTCAAGGGACAGAGCGCGCTCTTCGGCGGTTCTACGCATAGCTGGCAATCGCTGCCGGTCGATCCCGCCGCGCAAAAGGCCGCGGATGACTTCTTCAACTCGCTCACGAAGCAGACAGAAGCCTTCGCGAAACAGTTCGGCGCGACCGTGGGCGACATCGTCGGCGGCCAGTTCATCGCCACATTCGACAAGCACGGCAACGTCACTAAGACGCAATCGACGGTCCTCGGCGTCACCTATAACGAGGATCAGCAGCATTTCCTCGAGCGCCTTTCCGCCGAGAACATGATCGCGGTCCTCGACTCGCTCAATAAGGGCTTGTCGGCGGCGCTCGATCAATACCGCGGCGATGCCGACGAGCTGATGAAGATCACGCAGGGCCTCGCGCAGGCGCAGGCGATGATCCAGAAGGGCGAGACGTTCCTCGCACTCGGCAGCGATCAGTCGCTCACGGCATTGCTGAAGCTCGCCGAGGGGATGCAAGGCGTCGGCGAAACCATCGATCAGACGCTGCAGCGCATCCTACAAGCTCAGGCGCAATACGATCAGTTCGTCGGCCAGTTCAAGCCGCCGAAGAATTACGTCGATGATTTCGAGGCGACGCTCGCCGGCATCAACGATCAGATGAATCAGAACATCGCGACGGCGAACGCGCTCGCGCAAGCGGCTGGCGCGGCCGGTGCGAGCGAGCAGGATCTCGCGAATATCCATCAATATGCCGCGCGCCAGATGGCGGCGGCGATTCAGCAGCTCGAGGCGAGCGCGCAGAGCCTCGCCTTCAACCTTGGCCTGACGACGACGGGCTCTCTCGATCAGGTCAATTCGGAGATTGAGCGCCTGCAGGCGAAGCAGAACGCAGGCCACGCCGTGCGCGACTTCGGGCAGGCGATGCAAGACGCGGCGCAGAAGGCAAAAGACGCGATGGCGCTTTTGCTCGGCAGCCTCTCGCCATACAACGATCAACAGAAGTTGCAATATGCGTTGCAGGGTCTCCGCGCCGGCACCGCGACGAAAGATCAGGTGCTCGAGATCGGTCGCCGGCTCTATGCGAGCTCGCAGGCGTATACCGATCTCTTCAATCAGGTGCAGTCGATCCCGACGGCCGCGGCGCAAGGCGCGCGCGGTGCTGGCGGCGGCGGCGGCGGACTCACTGGCGCCGAATCGACGCGCCTGCAGATGCTTCTCAAGCAGCAGCAGCAGCTACAGGCCGCGGCGCAGCTTCAGCAATATCAAACGCTCGCGCAGCAGATCGCCGAGATCGCTAGCGCGAAGGGCGAGGACTGGCAGCAAGTCGTAAAAGATATGGGTATCGATCTCAAGGCCTTCGAGAAGGGCCTCGGGATGAACGACAAGCAATTGAACGACTACATCACCTCGATCCAGAAGCAGACGGATTCGGACGGCAACAATACGAAATCCATCGTTGACGCGATCAACGACATGTCCGACGCGATCGTTATCGCGCTCGGCGGCACGCCGTCGCACTCGAACAATACGACGACGGGGACTGGCGCAGGCGGCACGACGCCGCGCGGGCATAGCGGGCACGGCTCGCGCCGCGCGATCAGCGATGAAGACGCCGATGCGATCGGCCAGAGCGTCGGGCGCCAGATTCGCGGAATCGCGCTCGGAAACGTGCGTAACCAGCGCACGCGGCAATCGATCAACGCAACATGACGTACCCGACGCGGAAAAACCTCGTCGTCGCGATCTCGCCGACGCCGTATGCCAATCCTCTACTCATGGATATGGTGCCGGCGGATGCGCTGTTCTTTCTCGGCGTGCCCGTCTCCGGCGTCGCGCTCGTCGGCAAAGGCGGCGCTGGCGGACCCTATACATTCACGACGCTCGCTGGAACCGCGGTAACGGCAGGGTTTGAGCCGGCGCCGGGGCTCGTGCTGAATCCAGATGGCACGATCACGGGCACGCCAGCAGCGCAGGGCGTATTCAATTTCGTCGCGCAGGTTGAGGACATCGGAAGCAACACGCATCCGGCATCGTTCTCGATCAACGTGCAGAGCGGCCTCGTGCCCGTCGTCTTTCGCCCGACGATCGGCGAGGAGGGCATCGCCTACCGCTTCGAGTTCATCGTGCGCGATCTCGCAGGCGTCACGATCACGAGCGGATTTTCTGTCGCCTCTGGCACGCTTCCGAATGGCCTCGCGATAGTTGGCGGAAATACGAACGTCATTGCTGGCACGCCTACCGCGCTTGCCGTCGGCGTGACGCAGGCAACGATCCGCGTCACTGTC